GATACTTAGCAATCTGCTTCATTGTAGAAGCATTTACTGTTTCCTCATCTGTCATCTTGAGAATTGTGAGAGCATTTGTGATGTCCTCTTTCATCTCACGATAAGTGTGCTGATGGATAACCTCAAAATCCTTTTCAGGTTCAGTAGGGAAAGAACCTTCTTTGGTGATGATGTCAAAATCAACATTGAGAGTGTTGTTCCAAGAACGATAAGATGTGCGGAGATTAGTTGCCTTAGAGAAGTTCTTAATAGCCCAATCTCCAATTTCCTTTTTCCACTTTTCTTGTGCCTTTTGGAACTTTGCTTCGTTTGCTTCTTGTGATGTGTAATCCTTTTCTAGTTTAGCGAGTGTGCCTTCTAGTGCCTTGATTACTTTAGCAGTTGCTACCTTTACTGTGATTGCTCTTGTCATTTGTTACCTTTCGTTGGTGGGTTGTTGTTAGTGGATAGTATAGCAGGTGGGTCTGACATTTCCCCGAAGGGAGAGAGTTCTTACTTAGGACATTAGGCGAGAACACTCTCTGAAACTGCCTCTGTTTCCTTTATTTAGTTATGATGCCAAAGTGCTTGCTGATACCGAAGTCCAGCGAGTTTCCTTGTTTGGCATTTCTAGTAACACACGCACCGAGCCAGATGCCTGTGGGTGGATTTCTTTAATCACACCTGTTCTCTTTGACTTTAGGGTGGTGAATAAATCGCCAACCTGATACAACTTGTCGTTGATTGTCATTTTTGCCTCTTTTCTTTGTTAGGGTAGTAGTATAGCATTGGGGTCTGACATTAGTCTAGCCCTATCTCAGTATTTGAGAAAGTTATTGTGTGACCTTAATCACACTCAGGTAGCCAAGCGTGGAGATGGTGCTGGTCTACTATTGCGTGTGCGGGTGCGTGTGTGTTTCCACGATAGAATACGCCTTCAGGCATTTCGATCAACTTATCGTAGTCCTCGTCATAGTATGCGTCAATAGCCTCAATACAAGGTGCTACCATAGAAAGTGGAACGGGTGGGTAATGATTACCCTGTAAGTGAATAGCAATACCTTGTTCTAAATCCAAGTCTGCTAAATCTAACGCTGTTGTGTATCCCATTATTAGTTACCTTCCTTTATAGTTACTTCTGCCCAAGAATTGTTTTCATTAGCAAGAGGTAATACATTAGACATACCAAGTGCGTGTAGTGTTGCTTGCTTACACATTAGCGTAATCGAAGTTTCATCAAGCGCAATTAGCGCAGGAAGCAAGTTAGCGGGAATTTTATCCAAGTCAATAATTGCCTCGAATACAACTGTGTGTGGAACTTTCATTAGATTAGTCATTTATTACCTTTCGTTGTTGGAATAAGAGAATTATAGCATTGGCCACTGACATTACCTAATCTATTATGGGCGTGTCGCAGCTTTTGTGATAATACTCACATTTTCAGGGGTTGTGGATAACTCCCGTAACCCTGTGGATAACCCCCTACATATAGGGGCCAACTTGAGGAGAAGTCAAGTCGACACGCCGTTATTGTTTAAATATTGTGTAAATAATAAACGGGAGGGGAACCAGGAATGCTAATAGGATCCCAATACCAATAATAGCTCCAATAATATCCGTCATTTTTTACTCGCAGAAAATCTAACATCCGCTTTACCATATACGCAGAGACCACAAGATACGCATGCGGACCCATTGCTAGAAATTAAAGGAATGCTTTTCATATTCTCAGGACATTTAGCGCCAGGCTTACCAGTCAATTCTTTCATGGTGCCCTCAGTTACGGCGAATGTCTTCCCAAGATATGCAAGGCGAATACCTTCATTTACTTTTAACTCATGGCCAATTTCTTTATTATCATCGTCGGTGGAATAGTAAAGAGATAGATTAGAAACATCCTTAAGAATAAGCGCTGCAGACTTTACTCGTGTATATACCCAAAATTGAATATCAGGATGATTAGTAATAATTACTTTCCATGCATATGTATATGTATCGTTAAAAAAATCACCGTCCCAGTGGATACGGAATAATTTAGGGGCGTCTTTCTTTTCACAATCAGCAATAAATTCCATGATCATTTCATCAAGCAATAGCAACATGGTATCCATATCAGCATTGCGGAGCAATTCCCAATTGTGCAGAAGATTAGTTTTTACTCCTGGGAATAACTTTTCCAATTTGCCTGCATAGCAAACACTCTCGCAGATACTCGTAGCGCCAGGACATGAATAGTCTTTTCCTGCAGGTAATCCGAATGTGTTAGCAATTGCGGCTTGCTTTCCATTTTTTGTGACAAGGTTAGCCACCTTTCTATCGTTAGAGCGTTTTAGTTTCATAGGGGTAATTATAGCGGTGGCCTCTGACATATTAGTAATCCTCATCCATACCGTGACCTGCAGACGCTAGAGCGTCAGAATCAGACCAGCCAATAGTTTCAAAGAATTCCATTTCCTCAGACGCATAGCATTCAGCGCAGATATAATCATCGCCATAAATTTCATATTCTGATTCATTGTCAAAAGTTTCTTGAGCGCCACAAATTTCGTAGTTCAAGCAGGACACGGTAAATAGTTCCATAGTGGACCTCTTTCGTTAGTTGAATGGCAAGTATAGCAGAATAGACTGACATATCATAATCGACACGCCGTAAATTCAGGCGATTTTTAAAATGTGTCGTAATTCACAGCTGCCCCCCACAAAAGCGCGGGCCTGCATATTTATTAATTACTCCGCATATTTATTTTTATGTTTGATCTTGCGAAAGTATTTCTTTTTATTACGAACAGGTTGCGCCGCATTACTGCGACGCAATTCCTGAATTCGTTTTACTTTATCTTTAAGTGAATTGTTTAACATTATAGTTACTCGCTTCGTGAAATCTTGTTACATCAAATCTCGGATTATCTTTCGCAAACATTTCTGCGAAATCATTTACGATTTTAGAAAATAACGCTGGGTGAGTTTTGTTGCTCGCATACTTTAGAATTTCTGCGGTTGCGACATAATCTTTTCGTGTCATCATTTTTATACCTCAACGCTTTCGTTATTGTTAGTTAATTGCTTTATGTCTGCGACATAGACATTATCTTTACTTATTCCATACTTTAATTGAAATTGAAATACATCTATGGCTTCATCATACGACTCTGCCTCAACATCTATAAAAGTGTTAAACTCAAAAATTTCCATTATTTAGTTACGACCTTTCTGCCTTCACGATAAAAGAGTTTTGTATACATTTTGCCAGTTGGCGTCATAAGATTTACAGTTGAGTATTCGTTAGCAAATCCCCAATCAGTAAATGAAAGAAATGCGGTAAACGCTTCGAGAGCGTCTGAATAGTTTTTGTTGAAATGGATAGGCTTGCTATCGTAGGCAACAGTTATTTGATACATTAAATTAACTCCTTATCAGTTACGCAATCACAAGGTTCGACATCAAAATTATTGTCATCTCCCCAAAAAATAAAACCTGCTCCATTACATTCATCACAAGCAACCGCGATGATTTCTTTTAGATTTCCCATTTATTCAAATGCTCCTTCGTTTAGTAATCCAATTTCAATGTTAAATAATTCATCTGGTGTTGCTTCGGATAAATCTACCCAAGAAACGCCTTCATCATTTATTCTAGCAAATTCAATGTATCCCATTAGTGTTGCTCCTCGCAATCTTTATCGTAGTCAAATCCGCAAAAGTAGCAACCCATAAATTCTAAGTGCTCAATACAATAATACTTAAATTGGCTTTCATCACAACAGAAATGTTGTTCATCTGCGATTTCATAGAAATCGGTTTTGTCAATTATGTTTAACATTAGCAACCAACCTTTACTGCTAGATAACGATAAGTATCGTTAAAAGTATTTTGCGCTCTAACCTGAACGCGATAAGTATCGCAATCGGCATACCAAACCTTATCGGATTTTTCTGCGTCAATGATTTCGCCTGATACTGAGCGAGAGTAATACATTTTCCCAATAAGTAGGGACTCTACGGAATAAACATTTGCTGACATTAGTTGCCTTCTTTCGTTGTTGATTTGGTAATTGTAGCAGATAGCACTGACAAGGCTTCTGCCTTGCTTGCTTGACGGGTGGCGATTACATACGCCTTGTATTCATCTAGGTTCATGAATTGACCTTCTTTCGTTGTTGTTATAAGAGTATTTTACCACGGGGGTCTGACATTTCTCTACCTACTAGCCAGTAATTCCACATAGTAAGACGCTCAAGGGGTGTGATAGTAATCACATAACTATGTCCGTTTTGTCTGTCAAATCGACACGCCGTAAATTCCAGGGTGTTTTTAATCACACCCTTAACGACACGCCCGACCCCGCGCCTTTGCGGGCCAGCTTGACATTGTCAAGCCGACACGCCGTTATTCTTCTTCTAATTCTGCTAAGTAGTCCTCGTGCTCTACTAATCCAATAGCAAACGCAACAGGATCACAACACTCTAGTATCTCGGCGGGTGTGAATGTAGAGTAACCAATCTTTACAGTTGGATAAACATCATTTAGTAAATCTATAAAGCTTTCTTTTATTTCGATATCTCGCTCTAGTTGTGATTTCATTTAGTTAGTTCTCTCATCTCTGCTAGGAAGTCGTGCCATACTATGCGCCCCATATATAGGGCGGGTACTATAAGGGCTATCTGTACTAGTGTAGTTAGTAGTCTATTCATTCACTATCTCCTTTAGATACATATATGTTTCGGAACAGGTGTAGCATAGTACCTCAGTAGGTACGCCATATATAAGGGCATCAGTACCGCTATAAACTATATCGGTATTAAAACATTTAGGGTTCTTACATTGTGTCATAGTAACACTCTCTCTACTAGTACTAGTAGTGCTACTAGTGGTATTGCGAATACTATCGTTAGTAGCGCAATTTTAATAAGGTAAATCATTTACTTATTCTTCTTTCTCTTATAAATCTTATACGCTATGACCGCTAAGGTCGTGATGATGATAGTGTGCCAAGGTAAGTAGATAGCGCCTAAGAAACTATCTAACTCAAATCCGTATTCGTTAGTTATAGATAACTCAAATCCTGTAGGTATCATTTATTTATCTCCAAACATATTAAAGACCTCGTCTAGTTGTTCATCTGTTAAGTGGTCAATCTCTACAGACTTACCGAAACCGAAGAAATCTTCTTCTTCTGTTTCTTCTTCTTCTAGGTACATATCCGCTACATCTTCTTGTATGGTATCCCACTTAGAGGCGGTGTTAGTATCAAATGAGTATGACATTAGTTCTGTTCTACCTTTCGCATATGTGCTACAACATTTTTAGAAACCTTTTGTAGTTCGGTTACTGTCTTGTTCATTTCGTCTGCGCTAGTTGCGGTAAAGAAACCTAGGAATTGTGCGCCGTCCCATAGTGAGTAAGTGATAGTCATTGTCTGTTCTTCTTTCTTTAGTTGGTTATAGTTAGAATTATAGCGGATAGGTCGGACATTATCAAGACGACACGCCGTAGCGTGTGCCTTATTTCGTGTGAGTTGGCTCACATCGATCATGGTACAGGGCGGGTGCTAATACTACCTGCCCGCAAGGGCATAGGTTCATTAGACCCGTAGGGTAATCGTTCACAGTAGCAAACCTAGTCCAAATACTCATTACTTAGACCCCTTATCTATACAGTTAATACAGTAGCAAGCCTTGCTACTTAGTAAGTCGCGTAGTAGCGCCTTGCGTGTATAGGCATTTAGTCCATAAGAGGACTTTACACCGCCATTGTGGAAATCGTGTACGATAGTGCTGTACAGTTGTTCAGTTAGTTGAGTCATTTTGACCCCTTTCTTTATTTCTTAACCTTATAACTTAAGAATAGCAGGGGGGTCTGACAAATAGCAAGCCAAAAAAGGTATAAATCGGACATTGTGAGGCACATCACACAACTTTTTAAGTGTATAAATCGGACATTGAGGACATTATGGGCGGACTATCAAGATTTTGACTCTTTTTTTATAGTGTGTATCATACAAGAAAAATAAATATTAACATTTTCTCAAATCTGAAATAGTAGTTGACTAGACTTGTTTCACGTGAAACACAAATGCTATACTAGAGACATGACAACATTTGACATCTTTGATAACGCTGAGTTTAGATCAGCTTTCAATAATGCTACAGTACATGTCGAAAAAAATGTGGCGGGGCTACCAGAAATAAAATGGGATGACGCATTCAGAATGCTAGACGAAGATGTAAAAGCGGGAAACCTATATGGTCAAAAAAGATATGAGAATGGTGGATTCAGAATCCTAAATGCAATGCGTGTTCCAGGAATTGCAGATGCACAAAAAAAATTATTAGAAATTTTTCAAGAATCAAAGTATCAACTTGAGGTTGAGGGTAGATCTACTCATCTATACATGAATATTACTACACAAGATGGAACATACTGGAAACTGCATCAGGACACTGAGAATGTGATTTTCTGGAATATCATGGGCAAGTCAAGATGGACTATATATAAAGCGGGAGAATACAAAGATCTAGAAAATGTCTCAGAGGATTTGATTGATGTAGATGTTATACTAGAACCAGGTGATATCTTGTATTGTCCATATGGTAGACCACATAAGGTAGAAGCTGTAACTCCAAGATTTGGGGCATCGCTAGGATTTGGGGAATTAAGATGAATTTAATTGCAGACGGTATTTATGAATTTGAAAATTATGTCTCAGATAGTGAGATAGCAAAATTCATGGAAATTTCAAAAAAAAATATTAAAAATGATGGTAAAATGCAGCTAGACATAGACTCTGAAGAATTTGGTCCATTGTTTGAAAAATTGCGTAGTAGAATTTATCCAATGTTTAGAAACTTATCAAAAATGGCGGGGCTATATAGAGTTCAAAGATGGGAATCCAACACTGGAATGTCATTACATAGAGATGATGGCTACGATATGTATCCAGATCAACTTGGAATTAAATGGGGTATCGTAATATATCTCAATGATGACTATGAGGGCGGGAAGATAGAATATCCTGATATTGATCTTGCATTTAAACCAAAGGTGGGATCAATGTTACTTCATAGAGGTAATATCCCACATATGGTTCAAGTAGTTACATCAGGAGATAGATATTATATCACTGGATTTGCATATGGAGATGATTCTCTAGAGTTAGTTTTACCATGAGTACAATAATTGCAGTTGTAGTAGTAACACTTATGGTATTTATACTAGGTTCTATATTTTATATATTTGGGTAATACCAAATGGGGATATAGCTTAATCTGGTTAAAGCACTTGTCTTATATACAATAGATTCTGGGTTCAAATCCCAGTATCCCTACAA